GAACTATTTACAAAGGATATCGATGGTATCTTATCAATAATAATGATACGCTACCGTTTTCCCCTAAGGAAATAGGTAAAACAGTAGACTCGAATGAGAAAAAAACGGGTTTAGTAGCAATGATGACTTTAGATAAAACGAGGATTATAAAAGTATTTATATTACAAAAAGACGCCGCACAATATTGTAATACTCATACATCGCTAATTTCGAATGCTATTCGATATGGTTCTTCTGCAGCAGGATATTTTTGGGTTTGTTGGGATGATTTAGATATTGGGTTACAAGAGGATTTTTTGAAAGATAATGAATTACCGATTGTTTTGAGGAAGAGTAAAGGTTCTCGGGTACAAAAAATAAATCCACAGACAGGTATGGTAGAATGCGAATATCCGAGTATTACCGATGCAACGAAAGAAATGAAGATGAGTGTGAAGACGATTAAACGATCATCCAGTGAAGATATAGCTATTGGAGGATGGAAATGGAAAATATTGTGATTAACATTTTTTTAGAGTTGATAAAAAATTCAATAAAGCAGCAAAATAAAGCCATCCTAAATATGGTAATAATAACCAAAATACCCATAATGGCAATACTAAATAAGAATAATATAATAAAAACATGGTTGTAATTATCATATTAAATAAAACAAAAAGAGCCAAAACTACATCATGATTACCAAAATAAACGAAGGACCATAATACATTTAATATTAAATTCCATATATGTAATCCTAGTAATATTGAACGTTCATATGAATTCTTAGAAATGAGGGTTTGAGCTAAAGCGATAGCGATAGTTATATATAAAAACGTCCAAACAATAGGAAAAACGAATTTTGGTGGAGTAATAGTAGGTCTTATACAAGTATACCATTCGGAATTGGTTGCTTTCATAGTCGTAGAATTTGGTACATACATTACAAAAATCATTATTAGGAAAGAAAGTAAATAAGCTGGAATTTTATCCATTCTTTATAATATTAGTTTTTATTTTTACGAGTTTTATATATTTGTATAATTATATAAATATATATAAATATATAATGGAAAATGAATCTGAAAATGAATCATTTTTACGTGCTACAAATTCTTCTTTTCTTAGAGATATTGGAATTAGTGGAACAACATTAGAAGCTTTTGACACTTTTTTAAAATCACAAAGACCAATAATAAATGAAGAAGAAGTAATGACTCCTCAATATATTGGTGGAATATGTTTACAACAATTTATAATAAATAAACTTAATACTTTTGATAGAGAAAAAAAAAATATTAGTCCAGAACAATATTCGGAACGATTATTATATTTTAGAGGTAAAGCATTTATCGATAACTTTGTAGATAATTTACCAGTGCGTGATTCAATAGATAAAACGGCTGCAGAAACAAGTTATACAGGTTTTTTTAATAAATTATTCAATGTTTCGTACAAAGATTGGCGTGACGAAAAATTTAGCAGAGTAGACAACCAGAATCAATGTAGAAGAGCATTAGGTATACCTGCCGGACAAAATATTGCACAATTACAAGAAATAGGTAATAAAATATGTTATATTTGTGGAAAAGGAATATTATCAAAAAAATCCGGACAATCTACGATGGAATGTGAACATGTACTACCAATAATATCAGCTCTTTCACATTGGTGGTTAGTTAAAGCAAAGAGAGATTTTTATACCGAACATGAATTAGAAGATTTAGCTGTAGAATATGATTGGTCACATAGATGCTGTAATCGAATTAAAGAGAATTTTGATTTTGTTATATATGATCCAGAAAAATTGAAATATAGAGTAAATATGGAAATAATTGATCATATACTACAGGAAATAAAAGTATCAGACAAATTTGATTGTGATAAGATTAAAAATCGTTCAACAATTGATAAAGTAGAACAAGGAATAAATATAGCTAGACGTATTCAAAAAATGGTTAATAAAATTAACAAAACTATGAAATATTTTGATCATTATTCAGAATATTTGCTATTGACAAAATATAAAGTTTTATCAGCATTAACAGATGACGATTTTTTAGCAGCAATTCTTGGTGACAATAATAATGAGGAATCTGAAGAAGATACTTCAGAAGGTGTTACAACAAGTGCTCCTGCAAAAAGTGCTACAACAAAAAGTTCTGCAAAAACTTCTGCAAAAAGTACTACAACAAAAAGTCCTGCAAAAAGTATTGAAAGAAGTCCTGCTGCAAAAAGAAAATTAAATGTATTAAAAAGTATAAAAAGATTTGGATTAATGCATGGTGGTAGTAAATCTCTCAAAAAATTAATGATAGGGGGTACCTATACAAATCTTTATGCAACAAATTTTGATGAAATGACTGATAAACAAATAGAGAATTTTAATATATTAAAAGAAATTGATCCTTCTATTATTGCAAAGTATATTTTAAATAAAGACAAATATTCTCCAACACTAACTGAGTTTAAAGATAAGTATGAAGAAATTTTCGTACAAAGAGCACATACACGTTTTGGTTCACACGGTTCAAGTCATACATATTTTGATGATCTTCCAGAATTTACAGAAGAAGAAGAAAAACGTGGTAGACAAACAGGAATGCTTCCTATTGGATCAATTACAACAAATGAAAGTTTAAAAAATGATCTTGTTAGAGATGCTTACCCTGTACTTACTGACTCTGAAATACGAAAAGGTAAAAATGATGGTTCTCTTCCTAAAGGTTATATTGGTAGTATTTTTAGTTTTTTCACTAGTAAAGGCCCTAGTAAAGGAGGAAAAAAAACACGAAAAAATATAAAAAATATAAAAAAAACACGAAAAATCAAAAATAATAAAACATTATAAACACTAAGGTATAGACCCCCCAATTGACTTATATGGTTTTTGCCGTACCAAATTTAAGTGATTCTCACTCAAAGATTTTTACCAAATTTTGAAATTTAGTAAAACACTCAAGAACTGAGATTCCGGAAAATGACAGATATTTGGTAAACAGCAGTTAATTTTTGGTACGTCACCTACCACATCTTATAACCGTTTCCAATATTGATCGAAACAATACATCCCTTAAATATTATCCCATCTCACCCCCTTTCATAACTTTTTCCTATCAATTCAGAACCTTTTTCATAATTTTTAAACAAAACAAAAATAGCACAAAAAATAAATCCACAGACATGTATGGTAGAATGCGAATATCCTAGTATTACCGATGCAACGAAAGAAATGAAAATGAGTGTGAAGACAATTAAACGATCATCAAGTGAAGATATAGCTATTGGAGGATGGAAATGGAAAATAATGTGATGTTAATTATTTGTGTTTACGAGTTTTTTTGGATTTTTTGGATTTTTTATTTCTTGTAATTTTATTTTTCTTGGATTTATTTTTTATAATTTTGTTTTTATTTTTTGTTTGTTTTCTTTTTCCTCCAAAAGATGGAAAAGATGGAAAACTAAAACTAGCATACAAATCACTAGCACCTAAAAGAATTGATGTTAAATCTAATTTGTCATTTGTTATTCTTCTTGATGTACGAATTGTTTTTCCACTTTTTTCTGAAATTAATTGTCCAACAAAAGTAGTCAATGATCCTTTTAAATTATTTATAATTTCTTCGAATGATTTTTTAAAATTTACAATTTCTAATTCAATACTATAAGGATCAGTAACATCCATATTATCACCATTATCACTAGCACTAGAACTACTAAGATAATGTATTCCTTTTTTTAATAAATCTCCAATTTCTTCTGTAAATTTATTTACATTTAAATGTGTTAATTTTGTTTGCAATTTTAATAATTCATTACTTGTTAAATCTCTTTTAGTATCAATAATTTTTAATACTGTTGTTTGTTGTGATATTAATAAATCTTTATAAAAATTTAATTTTTTTTTTAATTCTTCATAATTATCACAGTGATTTCTCATAAACTGATATGTTTCTTGTAATTTTGATTTTAAAATTTTATAATCATTTTTTGTTTCATTACTTATTGGTAGAACACTTAAAAGAAACATATTAGAAAAAGAAACAGTAGGAGGAGTAGCAGTAGCAGTAGCAATAGGACGAGGAGAAGTAGTAGAAATAGCAGTAGCAGTAGGAGGACTAGAAACAGCAGTAGCAGTAGGAGGACTAGAAACAGCAGTAGCACTAGGAGGAGTAGGAGGAAAAGTAGTAGGAGGACTAGAAACAGCAGTAGCACTAGGAGGAGTAGGAGGAAGAAAAGTAGTAGGAGGACTAGAAACAGCAGTAGCACTAGGAGAAGTAGGAAGAAGAGAACCGATAGAGGCAGGGTTAGAGACAATGGTAGTGTTAGGAGTAATATAAGGAGAATTGATATTTTCAATTAATTTTTTTAATATTTCTTTTTGTGAAAGTGTTAATTTCAAAGTATCTATTTTTTCAATAATTGTTTTACAACTTTGCTGATAATTTTCATTATATTTTGGAATATTTGTTAAAAAACCTTTAACTGGCATTTTTTTATTAATATCTTCATTATCTTCATTTGTTTTTGATTTTTTTGTTACTGTAAAGCCTGACTCAAAGAGATCAATAAAATCTTCATCTAAAGAAGAAGTAGGTGATAATTGAATACTTAACCCACTTTGACAAAATAATGCACCTGAAATTAATCCACCTGAATTATTAGGTATATTAGATGCATATAACATTGCTTCTGCAATTGTATTTTTATCAGTACTTGTTATATAAATTTTATCAAAAATTTCTTTTTTTAATTCTGATTCTGGTGCTGATGCTAATGCTGATGCTAATACTGATGATGTTGATAAAAAATGGATTGAAGAAGAATAAAATACTTGTAACGAATCCCCCCAAGCTTTCAAACAAATTATAATATGTCTCATCATTTCATAATCTCCAATACTCAAAACCCATCCAATATTATTTTTATTTTTTATTTTTAATATACCATGTGCAAATATAAGTAATCTATCATGACTAGGATTATTTGTTATTCGTCTATCTGAACCAGATACTTTTTCACAATATCTCATTACAGTTGTTAAATTATTTATTAAACCTGCTATATTATTTATAGTAGTATCACCTACATGTAATTCAATAAAATTTATTACTTCTCCTCTTTGAGT